CTCGAAGACTATCAGGGCCAGACTACGAAAAGAGGAGCTCTTATGGGACTCCCCCTCGCGTGGCCCATCCTGACCATCGTTAACGACTGGGCAGCTACCCGGGCTCAACCACCCGGAACTGCAAAGTCCTTTGTTACCTGTGGAGACGATATGGGTGCGGCGTGGACAAAATCCGCGTCGGCCAGGTACCTCGAAAACCTTCACCGGATCCGACTGGTGCCGAACCTCGCAAAGTCATTCCGCTCAGAGAGCGGTCTGATCTTTGTTGAGCGTCTCTTTCTCCTCGAACCCAAGGCCCGAATCGAACGACTACCCAAACTACCAACCGGGCCGGGGGCAACCCCAGTTCCGGATCCAGATCCCGACATACTACTCCACCGACGCATTTCCCGCTGTCCCCGCCCAACACTGTCTGCATTAGCCAGTGCCAAGAACGTGTTCAACGAAAAATCCACCGCACCAATCTGGCTCAGCTTACCTGCCACACTCCAGAAAGAGTACGAGGACGCCGCTCCTGGGTGGCGCAAAGAGAGAACTCTCTACGTCGCCCGGAAGCTGCATCCTGACGCCTTCCGGATGTATGAACAGTCAGGCATGCCTCTCCACTGGCCTCAAGCCTTAGGCGGCTGGGGTCTACCTGGGTTGCCCCAGGCCCCTAAGATTTATCGGAAGGCAGCCGCAGTCGTCCTAGCAGGAGACTACGACGTCGTCCGACAAATCCGGCGCACGTTCATCCTCCAAGGTGCCCCAGAGGCAAGTCGGGCAAAGCTCGACCTGGCTCTGGAGAAACTAGAAGAGGAAGCCCTGTACGCCCCGGGACATGAACACCCAACCATAAAGCAGACAGAAGCCGAGCTGACCGAAAGGGTCACCACGTTCCTCCATCTGCTTCAAGACAAGAGTGCCGTTTCCCCCCATCCTTCGATGGGGTCCATTGCTAGTCGTGTCAGACGAATTATCACGAAAGAGTCCTCCAAGTGGGGATCCGTTAAGCCAATTGGCGAAGCGAAAGCACTTGAAGTCCTTAAGCAACAAATCGATAAGTACGAGAACAGCTCCCGCGTCGTTGACCTCGACGCAAT